TGGGCCGCCGAGTTGCGCCCGACATCGACGTTCGGCGCCCGGGGGGCCTGGATTGCCACCTCGTACCAGTCGTCGGGGGAATCCCGGAGGGTCGGGTCGGTGCGGATCGCCCACTCCATGACATATTCCCAGATCCGGCGCGCGGCCGATGCCATCACCTGGTGACGGCTCCGGAACCAGACCGACGACATATCGAGGGCGCCGCGGTAGACCGTGCCCTGCATTCCCTCTGGGAAGACCAGGACGTAGGGGATGCCGACGCCGGCGCACACCTTCTCGGTGAGCTGGCGCCAGTATTCCCTCATGTTGAGGTTGGGGCGATCGGTGACGAACTGCTCGAACTCGTCGCCGGTCTTCAAGACCTTCACGGTCGAGCCGAAGATGTTTTCGTAGTAGGTCTGAGCTGTACCCTGGCTGCCAGGCACGCCCGACCGGAGGCTGGTGGCCTGGACCTCACCGGAGGCCGTCTTGATGACCTGGGAGACGCTGGATGCCAGCTTGCAGGATTCCATCTCCAAGCGCTGCAGGTCGTCCAGGTCGTGCAAGTCGTTGATGACGCAGGCGACGAAAGGCAGGCCGCGGAGCTGGCCGGCGCGCTGGGCCTCGAAGATGTGGATGATCGAGTCGGCCGAGACCGACCGGAGATCGGTCAGTTGTCCCTGCTGCTGCTCCTGGCCGCAGAAGTAAGAGAGAGCCCGGCCGGTGCGGGTGTCGAACCGCACACCGTCAAAGATGTCGGTGGCGTTCTCCTGGCCGTTCGGGGTTGCCACCTGCTGCGGCTCGATAAGTTGCAGGCGGGGGCGCCCAGAGTCGCCGCGGGTCAGAAGGATGAACGATTCGCCGTCGTAGAACCATCCACGGGCGGCCAAAGACATCAGGGTGCCGAACGACTGGCGGCTGCCGATGTCGGGGTAGCGGCACCAGGTGTCCCACCAGCGCTTGGCCCGAAGGTTCCAGTCGGGGTCGGAGCTGGCCGGTTGCAGGCTGAAGTTGCTGCCGACCGTGTAATTCTCGAAGAGATCACCGAGGCGGTTCATCACCGCGTTGTTCTGCTCGAAGAACCTCGACTTCCGGACGATCTGCTGCCGGGTGCTCGAGGTGACGTCGAACCGTACCGAAGTGTAGGAGGTATCGAGGAACGACCGGCGGATGCTATTGGTCGCGCCTTCATACCGGTCCACAGGCGCCGATCGGAACCGGTTGATGATGTTTTGAAAAATGCCCATCAGGTCATGCCGGTTCGGATTGTCCCCTCCCGGCGGAAGTTCGAGAAGTCGCCGCCGAAGGATGTCGCGGCGATCAGGACCACCGACATCATCTTGGTGTAAATCTGGGTGTCGGTGGGGCTGGTGACACCATCCTGGCCGAGGTAATAGACCGCCAGGTCGTAGTCATCGAGCAGGCTTTCCCACATCTCGACCATCTCAGAAGGGGTCGGGGCGCCCTTCCCGGGCTCGGCGAACTCGACGGAAACATCCGAGGAAGACGTCGACCGAACGACCTGACCGGATTCGATGGTCGATGCCGCGGCCGACGACTTGGCCGCCAGGGCAGCCAATAGCGTGGTCGAACCAAGGGTCGAATAGACCGACCGGAGGTAAGCCCGTTTGATGGCTACGGTGAACGTGAACACGCCGTCACGAGGTTTACCGCAGGCTCGAGGAAATCAAGAGGTTAGCAAAGCGGGCTCCTGGCTGGTAACTAGATCGTTCCAGAGCATCACCATGGCAAGCTGCATGATCTCGCAGTCGTGCAGGTGATCTGGCCACTTCTGGTTCCGTTTCATCCAGACGTGCTTGATACGGCCGGCCCGGTTGGCCACCGGTCGCAGGACGTGGGAGTCGAGGTGCCGCCAGTAGAGCTCCGGATCGGCCAGGTAGGCGCCTTCGACCTGGAAGCCTTCCGGGTTGCCGGCCACGCCCCATTGCCGGTCGATGTCGCCGCGGCGAAGGCGGGAGAGCATCTCCCGGAGGTGCTCGGTGTCGAAGACCAGGAGGGGCTGCACCACGTCGGTACGCATCGAGGAGGAGGTCGACAGGCCGAACGGGTGCACGGCGCCGGTCTTGGCCGTGAACCTGGCCCCGACCTCCCGGCCCTTCAGCGGCATCCATCCGATGACCGCCGGCTTCCGGAGCCCACCGTCGGGCGGGAAGCGGAGGCCGCACGGGAAGGAGATCGGGTTGGTCGTCGAGGTTGAGAACCCGGCACAGGCGTCGTAGACCACCTGGGTGTTGAACCCGGAGTCGATGCCGACATCCATGTCGTGGACCTCGAGGGCCACCTGCACCCGGCGAAGGGCGGCGAAGTCGTCGGCATGGCCGGCGGCGATCAGCGTCGAGTTGCCGTCCTTCCACTCTCGGCAGACCCACCAGAGGAACGGCGCCACGGCCTGGACGTCTGCCGTCAGATATCGGCGGCCGCCGTCGATGGTGACCTGCTCGGAGGTCTCGGCTCGGTCGGGCTGGATCTCCTGCTGTTCCCATGGCTCGGCCAAGTTTCCGTTGATGAAACCCTGAAGGCCGCCCATCGAGGCCTTGGCCTCAAGGAAGGCGACGGCCAGGTGGCCCCAGGTGCACTTGCGGTCGGGGCTGTACAGGCTCGAAAGGTGGTAGGATCGCACGCCCGGGAGTGCCCCGGGGTTCTCCGGGCGCCAGACGCCGTGCCGGAGGGCCGCCACCTTTTGGGCGTCGTTGATCTTGCCGCCGCAGAGCTGGCAGACGTAATGCGCCGAGGCCCGGATCTTGGCCAGATCGGGCTTGCCGTCCTCGGTCTTGCAGTCATCCCAGGTCACCTGGCGCCATTCCAGCTTGATCGGCCAGGAGCAGTTGGGGCACGGGATGTAAAACCGGCGTTGGTCGCCGCGGAGGAAGCGCTGCCAGATGCGCCCCTCGACCACCGTCGGGGTGCTGGTCATAAACGACTTGGAGGAGGAGAACGACTTGAGACGCTGCTCGGCCAGGTCGAGTGCATCGGCCTCCTTGCTGGTAGCCTCGGCGAACTTGTCCACCTCGTCGGCGATCAGCACGCGCACAGGCCTCGAGGCCAGGTTGGCCGGGCTGTTCGACCCGACGAAGGTCAGGGTCGAGCGCAGGAAGTTCTGCTCGAGGTTGGTGATCTGGTCGGCGCTGGTCGGGAAGCAATCCATCATGGCCGGGCTGTCCTCGAGCATCGGGAGCCATCGGCTCTTGCTGAACGACCTGGCGAGGTTCTCGGTCGGCATTAGCCACAGGGCCGGGCTGGGCTCGTTGGCAATCAGCCAGGCCAGGCCGGCCATCAAGGTCGTGGTTTTCGATGTCTGAGATCCCCAGCAAAGCGTCACCTCGGAGACCGATGGATCTTTCCAGCATTCCATCGGCTCTCTGGTGTACGGGCGTACCGATGTGGAGAACGGGCCGGGGTGCTCGGTCTGCCGGGCGGTCAGCTTTAGGTTCTCCTCCGACCAGGCAACCACCGTCTGGTCGGGCGTCGGCCGGTACAGATTGCGGCGGTAGTCGAGCAGGTTGCGCTGGAGGTCGGTCAGGCTCACAGGAGGCGCCCTTCGTGTTGGTTGGAGATCCTAGCGTGTGCGATCTTGTGGTATTCCGGGTCGCGCTCGATGCCGATGAACCGGAAGCCGTTGATGGTTGCAGCCTTGCCGGTGCTTCCGCTGCCCATGAACGGGTCGAGCACCACGCCGCCGGGCTGGGTGACAAGGCGGCAGAGGTAGGCCATCAGCATGGTTGGTTTGACAGTGGGATGGTAATTGCGCGATTGAGCCTTAAATCTGTCTCGGTCATTTCCATTGTCGTCCATTGGCATTGCACCTCCCATTCCGCTTTGATGCGTGACCATTGGAAGATGGTCGCACCCATCGTTTCTGTCATCTTTCCCAGCCTTGGCGGTGTAGAAGAACCGAGCACCGGACTTCAGCGACAGGGCCGCCTCGTTGCTGCCGTCGTGGATGATATTGGCAGGCCAGCGGCCGACGCAAACACGGCCGTCTGTTTCATTGTGCGATGAAACCGGCGTGACCGTTGTGCGATGCTCCAGATTCTTATTTCCGGCGCTTTGGTTTAGTCGAGTCTCTGTCCCCACTCTGCACCCATCGACATTGATGGCCCCGGTGCCGTATTGGATCACATTGGCGGCCACCGTGCTTGAGAATGGCTTTCGGGCCATGGTGATCGGCTCCAGGGCAGGCTTTAAGGCGGTGCCCCAGCCGGACCATTGCTGGGCTTCGGGGGTGGCGGGGGCGGTGATCTTTCCCGCGTTTGGTCCTGATGCGCTGCCAAACGTGTCGGTTGTGTATGTGCTGCCGCCCACGCGGTAGCCGGTGCGCTTTACCCACTCCTCGTCAACCCCAAGCACCTCCCTCTCCGCCCCCGCCGCCTTGTCGATAGCCTTGGACACATCCAGCGACTTTGGGAATCCCGACCCATACACCCAAGCGATCATGTCCCGAATCTCGAATCCGGCATCCTCGATCCTGCACGCCATCCGGTGTTGCGTCCTGGTGCCAGCGAAGGCCAGCAGATGGCCTCCCGGTTTCAGCACGCGGAGACATTGCTCCCAGATAGCCACGCTCGGAACGTCGTAGTCCCACTTCTTGCCCATGAATGACAGGCCGTAAGGCGGATCGGTCACGATGCTGTCGACCGAGTTATCCGGAAGCGAAGCGAGAACATCGAGGCAGTCGCCAAGGTGGAGCTGATATGTCAGGCTTTCCATGGGTCGGTATTGTGTAACGTCTTAAGGGCGACTTCCTGCACCCACCGGTTCAGCTCGCGTTCAGCGTGCTCCGGGTCATGCGGGGCGATGCGTCCTGCAAGCTGCTTGGGCATCGACTTCAGCAGGGATGCCACGCTGCCGTCGTGGTCTTGCATGACCTTCCGAACCCAGTCGCCGGAGACCAGGCGCTTCTCGCGTTCGGCCAGGTCGAGCACGTCCTGGCGGCAGGCCACGAGGTTCTTCGCTGCCTGGGCGTGCACCGACACCAGGCGGCCGGAGTCGAGCTGGCCTCCCCGGAGGGCCTTGACGGCCAGATCGTAGGATGCGCGCTCGATCTGTTTCTGCCGCTCGTAGGCGCCCTGGGCGGTGTCCTCGGCTGCCACCGAGGTGTCGACAGGCTGGGCGCTGTCGGGCGGCCTGTAGGGGCCTTCCTGCTCCACCGCGGTGGGTTGTGGTGTCGGTGCCTTCTTGGGGCCGCGGCCGTTGCCTCCCTTGCTGGTGCCACGCCAGGCGTCGGCAGCTTCTGGTGAATGCATTGGCATTCCCTGTTTCACCAACGCCGAGATGTAACCTTGAGACAGGCCCGAGTGTTTAGCGTATTCGGTTTGTGTCATTGGGCGATGATGGCTCGAAGGTCGTCGGGAAGGCGGTCGTCAGGCAGCGCGCAGGCCTGGCGCAAGGCCTCAATGGTCATGGCCCGGCGATGGTCGCGCGGATTGGGCACGCAATAGGTCGCCAAGGTCTCGATCGAGGTACCGCGGCGGCCCAAACGGATGAACCAGGCGACGTTCATTAAGCCAAAATTGGAGACAAGGAATTGAATTGATTGATGAAAGTGGTCAGATGGCATTTGTATTCTTGTTGACTATTGATCGCACGAGGAGGAAGGGGTCTCGCGTTCACC